CGTTGAGGTACCTAAATCCACGTTTTCCATCCACCCATAGATATAAACTGATATATCCGACGCAGTGGCATTAACGGCCTCCACATCATTCAAGGTCATAATGTATAAAGATCCACAATCTGCCATATCGACGAAAGATGTTCCTGTCCCAATAGCTGTGGATGCAGTGTTAAAGAGACGATGCATAGGTTTTGTGGAAATATAAGGAATTTCCAGTTCCACAGGTTTATTAGCTTTAACATCCATTGTGATAGCTCCCGGCGCTTGAGACAGATAATTCAACAGCATTGGTCTCCATGCAGAATCGACGGCAATATTGTTGAGATGTGCCTGAAGACACGTATTACGCTCAGGATAAGGTTGATAGGAGAAAAGTACCCTACCATAGTGGAAGGGAGTTCCTGAAATCGAAATCCGTATCTTCATATCAGCTTTTAGATAAGCATAATTTCTCAACTTGGATCGAACCACCGGATCCAAAGTAAAAGTATCCCAAACTGGTATGATTACAAGGGATATGGGATTGCCAGGGGCTACTGAAAAATCAGTAAGCGGAACAGGGCGAGATAGAAACTCATTAAGTGAAAGTAACTCTTTTTGACCTGTCTCTGGAACACTAGAAACACCAGCGCTCGCTTTCTCCTCGGTATCCCCGGTAATGTCTACCAGATTTTCCGATACTTGATGAACGCTAGCACTGAGGGATCCTTCTCCCATAGTATCTGCTGAACCCGATTCTGTGAAAATTCTGACTTTGCGTCGATCAGTAATCCGTTTAAGCGCTTCAATCGTGATTAGAATATCATCCAGGTCGGAATGCAGTTTCACCGCCTCACGATATTTTGCGCGATACCTGGGAAAGGTACCAAACGCAAAACAGTGACGCAGTTGTTCGAGGGTATAATCTTTGAAAGGGTTACCCTCGAGTTGTTCCCTTATCTCATCGAGCCTTGCTTCTAATGAAGCAACACTCGTCATTAAATTTATAGAATTAGAAAGTCCGTTCTAAGACAACTGTTCTAGACTTATTCAAACAGTGAATTTGAGGTATTGATTTTTATTTAAAGACGGCAAACCAAACAAAACCAGCTAAATAGCTAACGTCTTACCACTATACAAAGCCTCAGGGCTAGGGCGTCCTCTTACCTTCGCACCGGGTAACCAGAGTATAGTGGGGTAAAATGTTTTTTACCAGAGGCTAGAAGATATTTCCTCGAAATGAGGGAATACCGGTTCTAGTTCTAGTATGGGCACATTATATTCGCCCGAAAAATCAAGCATGACATCTTTGCGTATGATCTCATACTCTTCCCTATCTACGTGGAAATAAATTTCGCGCAGCAGGGAGACAATAGAGTCGCGAATTTGAATTTCTTCTGATACTGCCGTTGAAGGCATGTACCACATCGAACTCTTAAAAAGCGAGTCAGGATCCAGAGGTGCAATCCAATTATTTCCTCGCCTATAGAACGTGCGCTTTAAGAAAC